CATTTTAAAAGTCCCCCTAATTTAGTTTTAAGTCCTAATTACCGAGTACGTTGCCCGCTGCGTTCTCCACCTTTGTGAGCATGGTTGCGGTAAAGCCGTTTGCTTCATAATCGGTATCGGTTACGGTTCCATCCGCGTCTAACTGCTCCGTCAATGTCTCTATCGCATTAATCACGTTATACGCCCACTCGACAAACTCCTTAGAGTTCAAGCCAGCGCCGGGTCTGAAAATAAAATTATTCCCGTTGCCGAGCTTTTCGCCCTTTTTATTCTCAACGTCATGCAGCATGATCGCCGTATAACAAAGAGCCTCATAAGTAGTGTCAGTCACTCCGCTGTCAGCGTCAAGCTGTTCTGTGAGCGTTTCAAGTGAGTCATGAACCTGATACATAAACTCGATCAATGCTCCCTCATCCAATCCCCCCGGAGTGATATTATACTCTCCCGAACTTGCAGGCGGTAAGTAATTGCCCTTTTGATCGGTCACTCTCACGGTGAAAATATCTGTGTAACAATTCGCCTCATAGTCCGTGTCATTTACTGTTCCGTCAGCGTCAAGCTGTTCACAAATAGTCTCGATTGAATTTAGAATTTGATAAATAAAATCAACGATAGCCCCCTGCGGTTGACCCTTTGGACTTAAATCTGGATGAATATTCGCCATAATAAACCGCCTTATGGGGCCTTTGACTCTGGCTCAATATCAAACTCCTGAGCCAAAATCTCAGCCTTGTTTGCTTGGTTAAAAATCATTTCATAGATCCGGCGAAGCCGGGATATCTGTCCCTTATCCGGGACCCCGTAGTTATCATTCGCAAGTGTTCTGCCGGTTTTCTTGTCGGTTTTAAAAACGATCTGCGCTCGGAGAGAGTGGCCCGGTACTATGGCGGCCCTGAACTCCCTGCCGTCTTTAAGCCTGACGATTCGATCAAACACTACATCAATATTGTCCTCTCCACCGTTCTCCCAGTCTCTTACAACCACGTTGTGATATGTTTCAAGATTGTATTTGACCGTTTTTTCATCAACCACTTCAAGCTTTCCGGTCTGTTTATTTTCCTTTTTAATCTGATCTACCCGCGTGAGATTCTTGCCGCTGGGGTCTTGCCTCACTGAGAAGCCCGGATTTAGAAAAACTAAATGCGATAAGCTCAGAGTCTTTTCCGTCTCGATCTCCCTGCCGTTTCCGTCCTTATGGATAATCCGCACTTTAACTTTCGGCTGCGGATATCCCTCAAACGGGTGCGGCGTTCGTGCCGCTGCCTGAGGGGTCGGGGCAAATGCCTCTGGAGATAATTGATCGATATCAAGTATTACCTCATCTTGCTCTTGCCTTAGCTCTTCTTTTACTTTCTCCTGATCTTCCACCGGATCTTTTACGATATCTTCCATAGTCTCCCCGCTATTGCTCCCGGTTGTTTGTTAGGGGAAAGAGCCAAAACTTGCGGGAGCGTGGCCCGTTTCGTTACAAGCGGCCAGCCTGCAACTATCCCCTAAATAATTTAGTTGCTGGTCCTGTAAGTTCTCAGGCCGACAACTGCATTATCCGCGCTGTTAAATACCGCTTTGGTAAATCCCCAGATAGCGCCGATACAAAAGCCGACTTTATTGCCATAGTCAAAAGTCTTTTCATTCCAGATTTTCCTTTTGACGTAAGCAATGCCGCCAGCACCCACGCCCAGAAATAGAGCCGTGGCGCCGTTGAGGTTCGTGCCGGTCCCCCAAGTGGTTGCCGTGGCAACTCTTGAGTGTTCATGCAATACGGTATTTTTATGATATCCGAGCCGATCTTTAAAAATCGGATTGTCCTCGCTTCTCGGAAGAGCTTCTCTCCGGCTCTGCGCCCATGCGCCGTCTCTCTCGGTCAGGTCATAACTCTGATCGGGTGACATAACACATACCCATGAACGGGAACCGCCAACACTCATGCCCTTAATCTTCGGTGTGGCTTTTTTAGCGTAAGCAACCGCTTTGGCAATGACAGATAATGTCAGATAATCGCCAGCCTCAATGGTTGCTGTACTTGTAGCATCGCCGCCGTAAAGAGCTTTTGTAAGGGACGCGCCCAGCCCGGTAAAGATATCCTGATCGATTGTTTCAGCCATCCAGCGTTTGAGGACTTCTTTCGCCCACTTTTTGACAGCTTTATCAGACGGGTATTGATCGGAAAGCTTGCCCGCTGTTCTTACAGCGTTTCGCTTTTGATCTATGGTTATCGCGTCATCGTAAACATTCGGCGCCTCTTCGTTGCCTTCCATGTCATTGTCACTGGAAATACCGGCACCTGACAGGTTACGAACCTGTCCAAATGTTACCTGATAACCCTGATCTTTTTCAAGATCGGGAAATTCAGCAATAATGCTGTTATCCTCGTTCGGGCCTATAAAACCCTTATTGTAAAAAAAGCTTTCTACCTTTGCCTCTATCCACCATCTTTTAGCCCATCTTTGAGCTGCAAGATTATCACTCGTTTGAAATGTCCAATCAGCCATTTTAAATACTCCTTAAAAAATTGACCGACCTTTCAGAGCTAAATAAATAAATCAGGGAACTTGTCAACTAAAGACTTCGGCGCGTTTCTAATAAATTTAACCTCTTCGTCATCCGTCATTTTGTCAAGGGCCTCGCCTACTTGTTCACGCGTCATATTTTCGTATGCCTCGTATCCAGTGGCCCGCCCCTCACCTTTTGTACTTTTGACTCTCGGCGCCGCGCCTTTTGTCTTGCTCTCTGCCTGACTGAGAATTTTATCTGCCTCTCCAGACTTCTGCTGCCCCTTGTCGTGCTTAAACAACTTATATAAATGCAATGGGCCGATAATAGGAACGTCCTTAACCGAGCCGTCTTGAAGCGTAACAGGTACAGTCAGATCATGCTTTTTAGCATAATCATCGAGCTGTTTGCTCAGACTGTGTAAATCCTTGAACTCATCCGGGGTCATGTCTTTGTACTCTTTGACCTCGCGGCCTAAAACATCTTGCCCGTAATAGGATATAAAATCTGAATATTCTCGCTCCTGTCTCTGTACGGATTCTTCAAGCTCTCGCTTTTTCGATTCCTGTTCATGTACGAGATAAGCTTTTTGCTTCTCGTATATGATCTGACCATCGCCGGGGCTTGTCTCGATTATGTCCTTGATCGGCATCCCGTTATATTTTTTATAAGCCTCATAATCAGGATGATCCGGTTCAAGCTGAACCACCGTATTCATGGACGCCGTGACAACATCGACCTCTGGTACTCCCCAATCTTTTACCTCTGGTAGGTCTGTTTCCGTTTCCGTTGTGGCTTGAGTCTCTTCCGGCTTTTCATCTGTCGGATCTTGCTCAAGCTCTGCCCCTGCCTCTTCGGAGTCGTCGGGCTTATCTTCCGGCTCTTCGTCTTCGCCGGGGTCATCTTCGCCCTCGTCCTCAACGGAATTTACAGGATCTTCCTCAGACGCTCCCATGTCTTCGGCTTCCTCTGACGGTTCCGGGTCCGGTACATCAATGCCAAGCTCTTCCAGCTCTTCAGCCGTAAACTCGTCATCAATGTTATAGTCTGCGCTCCCTATCTGATTCACTTTGCCCCCTTATTTCTTTTTCTCTTCGGCTTTCCTTTCAGCCCGTAACGCTTTTCGCTCTTCAATTCGCGGGTCCTTAAAATCTACCACGAACGAAAACTTGCCCGAAAAATACTCTGGAATAACTTCATCATCTTTCGTGTCTATTGCCAGAATAACCGAGCCTTTACTGAAAATCTTCGATCCCTCACCCTGCTTAACATCTTCGTCAAAATCAAAGAAAGCTTTGCCGGGTTCAAGTTTTGTGCAAATTAATTTTCCTTTTACCTCTGCCATGATAACCCCCATTAATAATTAAGTATTTTGTCCATCTTTTTTCTTTTGTTATAATTACTTGCCGCCTGCCTGCCAACATTAGAGACCTTTTTACCGGCTTTCTGCCGCTGGATTGCCTTGCCTGTTGATTTCTGTTTAACTCTTTTTCTCACACTTGCAGCCATATTGCCCCCTTTATTTTTTGCCTTTCATTGCGGCCATTTGCATTTCTTCCTCTTTTTGTTTCGCCAACCGTTGTTTTATTTTATCCTTGTTCGGATCATCCGTATAATCCAGAACTGCCTCGGCATCGTAAGCCCCTACTTTCATCATGTCCACCGCCACGGCCTGCTTTGCCATTCTGTTGGTAGGCATGGACGACCCGGAAATGACTTTAACATCAACGTCAAGCATTGACATGGGCCTTTTTGCCGGACCCTCTGGCGCGTCAATGGGTGATATCTTATCAATCGCCGCCAGCCATTTGCCCGCAATCTCAGAGGTCTTTTCAGCGTTTCTTTCCTCTACTGGTATCATGGCCTGATCTTCCCAGCCCTCCATTTCTTCATCTTCAATCAGTCTCACCCACATCTGCCGGGTCCAGTGTTTAAAGGCAAGCGCCATGTACGCCCTTGAAAGCCTCACAAGAAAACCCTCAAGCTTTCTGAGGAACGGCTTTGACATTACCCCGCCCATGTCCTGTAAAGCGAGAACGGTTCGGCCTGCAATATTGGATTGCCCCGGCGGTATCTTGCCTCTCATAACGTCATGCAGATCGTAAACGTCATCAATGTCTTTATCTGCTAATTGTTCAAGCTCAACATACTTGTGCATATCCATTGAGCCAGCCGGTATTCTTGTAGGAAATGACGGCGCTTTAGTATCAACATTTGCAATCGTTCCCGGCGTACCGGGGTTTCCGGTCCACTCTGTCAACCCTTTCCACTGAGCCAGCGGAGAGTTAGCGTTCTGAGACACGCCCAAAATAAACTGCGCGCGCCTTTTATTCTTCTCGCGGTTGATAGGAATAGCCTTGTCTGTCGGGCAAGTTGGATAAGCGTGTCGCGTCCTGTCGTGCTTTAATCCTATTAACCCAAGTATGGGATCTCCGTCCGCGTCCGTGCCTAAAGGGTTCTCTTCCTGATAATATAAATGCTTGCCGATAATGATTCTGAGGTCCCTGATCTCTACATTTCTTTTAACGTGCTTGAACTCATATTGCTCATATTTAGTTTTTAGCGCATCAATGTAGCTCTTTATAAATTCGGCTCTGGGCTTTTTATCCTCTTCGCCCTGTTCCGGTATTTCACACATTATCACGTTCTTATTATCATCAACGTAAGCGTAAAAGTCTTTCTCTGCCATGTCGAGCATATACGCCTCGATCTCCCAGATGTTTGCAGGCTCAAGTCCTTTGCCGTCATCCCCGGACGGTTCCGACCCTGTGGTATAAGCATCCTCACCCTCAACTGAACTCGACTTGTCCGGGTCATCCTCCTCTCCCTTTGCAAGCTCCTGACCGAATAAAATGTCTTTCGTGTCAAGGTCAGGGTATTCTTTTTTAATGTATGATAACGTCCTGAGCTTGGCTTTCATGATATGAGTATCTGAGAAGTCCCGGCGCCTGCTCTTTGCTGAAAAATAAATATCATCTGAGGGTTCTTCTTCAAACTCAATTCTGCCGAACATTCCCTTGTTCTCGTTAAATACCACACTGACCCACGTTAAACCGCTGATCTTGCACTCTTCAACACAATCGTAAACAACATCATTGCCCTGATTCTTTTCCCAGATAACGTCATTTCCGCGCTTCATAAGCTCGGCAGCGTACAGATCAGAGCTGCCAATAGGCAGGAATTTCATATCGGGCTTTTTGTCTGTGACTATCGCACTGGCTCCCTGTACGCCTTTTGCGGACTTATTGATAACTAAATCATCCATGTTGTTATCTTCAAGCTCTTTGAGATCCTTTTCGGATGTCATCTTATTTTCGCTGATAGCGTCCCAGTTCTTTTTACGCTTCTCTACCCACTCCTTGCGCTTCTCAGAGTTCTTGTATATATCCAGATACTTATAAACCTCAAGCACCTCTTCTTTCAGGCCGGGTTCTTTTTTAATCAGATCAAGATTTATACTTTCCGTTGTTTCCATATCAGTTTACCCTCACAAGCGGATATGCAAATGTCCACGCTTTTTGCCGTTTTCAAAATATAGATACATTCCTATTCCGTACTTGTCTTTAAAATACCCCGCATTCAACGCCAGATAGCCGTATTCAAGAGCTTTGTTGCCGGGCAATGGTTTTGTATCCCTTTGAGTTTCCAGTTGCTCTGTCATTGAATTAGCTTTGATTTAGGGTCATTCGGCACCCGTAAGCCCGGATTCTTCTCTGTCAGGACAAACGGCATGAATTTCTGAACAAAGTTAATCTCGTGGTCATCAATATC